TAAAATTACCCGTACCCCCGAAATGATAGTTAAATTCTCCCACACTTGAAATGTGAAAGGTAGATATTAACTGGTCACCTGTTGAATAGGTTACTGTTGTTGCCGCTGTGTCGTAAAGCCTAATAATATATTTGTAGAATACAATAGAAGGTTGGTAAAATATAAGATCACAAATGTCAGAAAAGATTGAGGCATACGTTTTAATCAGCAAATACGAAGGCGACGACACCTACTATTTAAAGGTAGTTGGACCCGATGACCATATCATAGCCATGACCGCCACAGCCATCACCGAGGACGCCAGACTCCAACAGGCGACAGAAGTAGCCGAGGAATTCTTTCAAAATTTCGGCATGAGATCAAAAAACTAAAGATTTTATTTTGTTACTATCCTGAAATACATACATTTACAGTATGTCTAAGGAAGAACTAAAAAAAGGTTTACAGGCTGCCGGACTATGGAACCGCTATCGAAAACGTAAATATTAGGCTCATGGTAGACCACTTTTTCTTTGTGGTAGGTATTATGATAAAAGAAAACGCTATCCCCCTCAGCCACGAAAACAACCTTTTTTTGTGGGCTTGTGAGCGTGAGAAGGTAGATAATGTATTTCATTGATCTTCCCTTGTGTTAATCGCACCTGTGGCAAAGGTGATATTTCCTGATATTGATTTAATTCCAAGCGTAACCCATTCTCCGGGCTGTAAGGTAACCTCCTCATTGTTAAAATTACCCGTACCCCCGAAATGATAGTCAAATTCTCCCACACTTGAAATGTGAAAGGTAGATATTAACTGGTCACCTGTTGAATAGGTTACTGTTGTTGCCGCTGTGTCGTAAAGACTGCATGAGTTTGTAGCCAAAGCCCCAAAACTTGGATTGCCCGCTAGGGTTCCATTTTTGATAAGATAGTAAACCGCTGGGTTGTTATGCTCGACTGCTCCCTCTACGGTAAGTAAATTTATTACCGCCTGATTAGCTTGCCCTCTGTAATAGCGTGTATTCATTACTGTAACCAGTGCTGTGATGTCACTTGCACCTATGGTTGCCTTATTGTTAAGATAGGAGAACCTATTACCGTGTAAAATCTTTTGGCCTTCAATAAATCCAGCAAATGAGCCAACCTTAACCGTTAGATTAGTTGTTGAACCTGCTGAATATGCCGCCATCGTAAAAGGAAAAGCTGGATTACCGAATGATGTAGTAGTTAATGTGTTTGGTAATTTTAATATGTGACACGTTACAAAATCAGTATTATTTGTATCCGTTGGTGCTACTTCTACCTGAAAATAAATAGCACCATATCCAAGATATTGAATACCTATCTGATAAACATTACCTTTAGTTGGGTCAAGTGTTGCACCGCTTGCGCCTGTGCCATCCAGCTTATCACCGTTCCATGTTGACTGAGGTATGAATGTTTCTGTTCCAGCTGCCCCCGCTCTTGTTTGTGCTATTGAAGCCGCTGCCCCCGTTGTGCCTGCTGCAAATGAATAAGTACCGCTTGCCGCTTGCGCTGCCTTTCTAACAAATACTACCGTTGTGGCACTACCTATTGAAGCATCCCAGCCCGTATAAGAAGCGAAATTCGCTATCTCATAAACAGTTCTTTGAATGTTTGAAGCTGCTGTTAATGGAACTGTAAAGGCTACCGTGTTTAAAGTTATAGTACAGTTGCTTGCACTTGTTGCCCCTGCGCTAACCGTCAAAGTCCTTACCTCACGATAAGCACGATTGATATATAAGATTCCAAAAGCAGGAGCCACGCCTGAATAACCGTTACCTGTTGCCTCACGATATGCGAAATAGACTCCATCCTCTGAATGCCCAACTCCAACAACTTGATACGAATAGGTTACGGGTGTAGTAAACAATGCCGTAAACCGTGCCACAACGCCCTGACCTGGCCTGTATCTTAATCTCTTCCTCCCAAGTATTACCCCTTGCGCTGTTGCCGTTGTGCCTGTGCTTACAACGAAATTAGAATCACTTGCAGTCGCACCGCCTGTTAAACTTGTAAAGGTTGAAACCTGACCGCTGTTAATTCCATACACAGCATCAGTCTGAAATATAGGCGTTAGACTTTCTGTATGTACTGCCCCAAACGGTAATCGCGGTGAGTGAATGGCTACTTCTAAATGACCTTCCTGTGTTACTGGAACATATTGAAATGAACCCCCATCTGTTTGTCCTATCAATGTAGAACGTGTTATCAGTGAGTCGGCATCGGTTTGTATAGTCCCGTTTAAAGGACTTGTCAAAGCCTGGTTAGCACCTACCAAACTTTGAAGCCTAAAAAAAGTCTGATTGGATCCTGAATTTAAAAATCTTACTCTAAAGTATCTTCGGGTTACTGTGATCCTGTGAACCTCGTTAACATTGGCCGCGACCGAAAATGATAATGTCGAATCGGTGTTACTCGCATCGGGTGAGAAGTCAATATACAAAGTACCGGCCTGATCAGTCTTTACCGCCATCACTACGGATGCGTATCGCGAACATTCTTCATACCGGCCTGACCACTCCTCACCAGCTGTGAGGCTGTGAAAATGGTTATTCAATACACTTACCCCTGCGTTTGCAATGTCATTCAGCATATAAAAAACAAAGCCTGCCCATTTCGGGACAGGCTTCTTTAAACTAATTAAACACTAACACTAAAGCTCAAAAGATTCAATGTAATCAAGTGTCTGCTGGTAGGTAGCAAGAGCAAAACGCAAAGGTCTCGTCTTCTCCTGGCCTGACAGTACAAGCGTGTCGCGGTTATCGCTGTCGCCTGTTTCACCTGATGTCTGTGTGCCACTTTCCAAACTCAGACCGTTGCCAGCTCCAAGTATGTAAAAGTTCTGATTGTTATCTTCGGCAAAGATTATAATATCCTCACCCAAAGCAAGAGTCTGAAGAACAACATCGTCAGCCGTTGATCCACTTAACACCTTTGCGCTAAAGGTCTGCTTGAAGGAAATGTTCCCCCCGGTAGCCCTTTGTGTTTCGGTAGTGAATGAGTGACTGAATTTATTGCCGTCAAATCTCTGAAAGCCTCCATATGATCCAAAGTCAATCGAGCTGATTGCGCCCGTTTGAGCTAAGGAAAATTGAGTATCCAACTGGGCCTTATAAGTTACCCAGAAGGTTTTGCCAAGACCGCCTACCCTGAGTAAATCAGAGCAGTCGGTCGTTAGTCCATTTTCAATTTGACAAGCCATATTTTAGTAAGCGATTGTCTGCAAATCGCAATGCAGGTAGTTATAACCAAACTTCATGTTACCTTCAAAATAGTACTTACGATCCTTACGATCGAAGAAGCCTTCTACTTTGTTAAGGTCTGCGCCATTCTCAACACCTAAGATGTGGTTCTGCTTAGTAGTGTAAAGGATCAGGTGCTTGGAAGTAGCTGCCAGCGGGTTAGTGCTGTCATCCAAAAGAGTATCCCAATATCTTACAGGTACTACGTCAATGCCTTTGAATCTCAAGCCTGACACGCCATTCTGCTGATTAGAGAAAGCGGCTTCAGTTACAGCGCCTGTTCCTACTAAGCTGTTATAGTAGTTGTCAAAGATAGATCCGGTTACGAAGAACTTCTTCTGTGAGTTAGGGATTTGCTTTAACAGGTTGTTAGACTGAATGAATACAGACTCAAGGGCTGCGATAGCCTCGCCAGCGGAAAGGTCAGCAGTTCCAAGTGAAGTACCTGAAGCACGTCTTACGCAATAGTTAGAAGCGCCGGAGCTGTCGATCAAACGAGTCCAAAGGCCGTCGATAGTGTTCCAATCGGCAGAAGAGGAAGCCTGATCACCGAAAGACACACGTCTGAAAACGTCACGTCTGATAGCATCCTGAATCAACTGAGTGATGATAGAAGCTACCGGAGTGCCAGAAGGGTCGAATTCCTGAATACCATTCTTCAACATCTCCTGAGCCAGATAGTTATAAGACTCGGCTAACTGATTGGTGAAGTCATCCTTGCACCACTCCAGACCAATTTCAAACTCTTCAGTCTGCACGGTGGTGTTAGTGATGTCCTGAGTTCCTGAAAACACGCGGGTGCATCCTGTGTAAGGTTTCAGGATCTTGGAAAGTTGGGTAAGAAGGTTGTACTGCTTCTTAAACTTGATGCCCTGATCAATAGTAAAGATGTCGCTAAGCGGGAGTATCTTCTGTAGGCTTAAAACTTACGTCTGTGCTAAGGATGCCAGGGTAAGTATAGTTAAAATTGGTTTCTAATGCTGATGCCATTGTTTTATTTAATTAAATGTGAAAGACCAAGTTTTGCGAAGATTTCTTTTTTCATCTCCATTTCTGAATCGGTTGTGGCCGCGCTTACCGGGGTGCGGTCAAATTTTGCCCCTGCCATCGGTGCGCTGTCGTCACCAACGGTCTTCTTTTTAAAGTCACCAAGTGCCTGTACGGCCTTAGTTGCTATCTCTGTGGCTGCCGCTGCTTCTGCTTTGGCTTGTGTAGCCGATGCTTTCAAAGCGTCTAATTCAGCTTGTAAAGCAGCAAGTTTGTCAGCCATGTCGGGTTCTTTCTTTTCTTCCATAGGTTCAGGTGTTGGCTCTACTTCAGGTTCGGGCATTTGCTGAACTGTTCCGCGAACTTCCACGATCATACCCATTTCATCAATTACTATTACCCGGCCATCCTGCAAAGGATATTCCCCTTCAGGTAGTACCATTGACTTAGGCTCAGGTTGTACCGGTGCCGCCTCAATACCTGTCTCAGCAGGAACTTCTGCCTTAACTTCTTTAATGCCAAGTGATTCCGCGATTGCGTTCATCTTGCTTTTCAATTCGTCAAAAATTGACTGTGTATCTTTTACTTCTTCCATTTTATTAGGTTTACCTATTGCGACCATTCTAAGGGGGTCTATTGCCCTGTCGGCAAATCCAAACTGAACGGCCTGATCTGCGTTCATGCTTGTTTCCTTCTTCATCATTTCCTTTATCTGATCTATCGGGAGACGTGTTTTCATAGAGTAGACCGTTGCCATATCATTCTCAATGTTTCTAAGTTCACTGGCGCCGTTCAGCATCTTGTCGGCATCGCCTTCAAGTCCTGCAAATGGGTTGTGAATCATGAACACCGATGGCTTGCGTATCTCTACCGTGTCACCCGCTAAAGCAATAAAGGTCGCGATGCTTTGGGCTTCGCCTTCTATTATTGTTTTGATTTTCTTGCCTGAGGATTTTAAAAGATGGTAGGTGTTGTAACCGGAATAAACCGACCCACCTGGACTCTGAATATGTAAAATGATGGTGTCGGCCTGTGCATTGGCCTGCAACTGCCGCTTAACTTCTAAGTGGTAATTTTCTGTTATTACGCCATCAATCCAGATGTGACCTTCCATTTTTTGCCCCTCAATACAAAATTAAAGAGGTGGCATTTAAATAGGCCTAAAAGGTTACCTAATAGGTTACCACTTATTTTGTGAGGATGGAAATGACGTGTTTTTTAGATACGTTGAATTTGATGGCAATCTGTTGTAAGGTCATGCCATTTTCCCGGGCTTTAAATATCTCGTAGTTACGCGATACCATTGCACATGGGTTTGAGTTGTTCTTCTTTACGAAGTCTTCCAGGCTTGTGTATTTCATCGGCTTACAAGGGCTTCTTTAAATTTAATTCTATTGTTTAACTCGGTGGCTTCCTTCCATGACGCTACTATGGTCATGTTCTGCTGTTTGTTGAAGGCTGATCTTATAGGTGCTGTTTCCGCTGCCGTAACCACCCCGCCATCGGAATAGCCTTTTAACGTAGGGCGCATGGCGTTTACCGCCTGAGGTCCACCCATCAAGGCAACGTCACGCTGGTTAAATACTACCTCGCCTTTGTGGACTATACCCGCAGGCTCGTATTTGCCACCCGATCCGGTGTAACCACCTTCGGAAAAGCCTATGCCGTTAATCTTAGCAATATTAGCCAATCCAGTAGCTGTTGTTATTGCAGCAAGGATAGGACCTAATACTGGACCGGCTCCTATCGGAGGCGGTGCGAGTGCTGCCGTTGCCGCTCTTATGGTATCAATCGTTGCCTGCGCTGAAGCTAATAGTTTATACTCATTTGATCCCTGCTTAGTCAAAGAGGCAATCTGCCCAAGTACTGAGGCGGTGTTTGCAAGCTTCTGCTGTTCTAATAAAAATTGTGTTTGTGCCTCCTGCCTTTTAGTAGCCTGTATTTTTTCGCTTGTATCTATCTGTGTGGCTAATACTTTCTTGGCGTTATTTATTGAAGTATCTGCCGTTCCTTTTATCTGAACTTTTTCAGTTTCTAATTGATCCAGCCGGCTTTCTGAAGTTTCTGAAAGTCTTTCATTTACCTGGGCAAGTTGACTTTTAAGCCTTAGTTCTTCCGCCAGCGCTGTGTTTAGCTCTGATGTCTTTGTGGCCTCCTCTTTCTTTAAAGCGTTTATTCCGTTTATAGCCTCGGTCTGCTTGCCTTGTGAATCTTCGCGGATGTCAGCTATTTCTAATTCAGCAAGTCTTACTTCTTTCTGTAAGGAAAGGTTTTCTTTATCTAAAGCTAAAAGAGTTTTTAAGGCCGTCAATCTTTGCTCCTGAACATTTACCAAAGCCTGTTCGCGAACTTTGATGAACCCTAAAACCTGCTCGGCTGCTTTCTGTCTGTCGGCAAAACTCTTGGTATCATCATCCCTTAACCGTCTTAGTTTCTCCGCTTCATCAAGCGCTCTTTTAGCTACCGACTTGGCATTGATTTCAAGTAACTCAAGTTCTTTTAATGTCTGTTGTGCGGAAGCGGAAAGCTGACCACGAACCGATGCATTAAGGCCAAAGACAATACGGTTAAACTGTGTAGCTAAACTTGAAAGAGGTCCTTCGCCACCGCCAGCGCCTAACAATTCGGCAATGTCGTTTCCTATCGTTTTAAAAGACTGGCTTAACTGATTCTGTGCTGATTCTAAGTCCCTCGCACCGGCAGCGCTTGAAAGATACAACGAAGCCAAACCACTAACAGCCCCGGCGGCTAAAGTAGCCGGATTTACAAAGGCCGTTAGCTTTCCGGTAAGGTCACCCAATGAAGTGCCACCCACGTTAATACTTCCGGCAAAGTCTTTGAATCCTTTTGATGCCTCACTAAGTTGACCGCTTATTTGCTGATTGGTTTTTACTAAATTCTGATTAGCCTTAATTAGCTTATCAAATTGTGTTTCAACGCCTGCTGCCGACTTCTGTAAAGTATTGTAAGTAGATGTTTGCTTTTTAAGAACTCCCTCAAGGCGTACGGATTCAGAAGCATATTCGTCTAAAGTAACATTGCCGTCTTTGTAGGCTTTGTTAAGTTCCTGCTGTTCCTTCTTAAGGCCTATAATAGACTTTTTGGTTTTCTCAAGTTCGCTTATCGCATCCCCTTGCTCAACCTGAAAATCCAGTATTATCGTTTCTTTTTGCTCTGCCATATTAATCTACATATAATGCGTCCGCCCTCACTAATACCGTTCCATCTTTGTAGTCCTGAATACTCTGGATATAGAAATATCCCGTTAAATCTTTGTGCTTGATATATACAAATTTATCGAAATTAAACGATAAAAATACCTTCTCCGGCAGCCGTAAGTATAGCTGAACGGTAGGACTTTTCACCATCTTCTTTATCCTGTTGTAATACCTCTGATCTATATCTATGTCCATTAGCAGGTAGTATAAATGTTTGGAGTTCCTGTAGTAACTTTTAAGTTAACATATTTAGTGACGTCAGCCGTCGGCGTAAATGATGTTCCAGAATCCTGACCGCAATAAGTGTTATAAGTTGCCGCCGGCGCATCCGTTAACCCAAAATTGATATTATTAAGGTCATTGTCTTTGCATCCTATTTGAACCGTCTGCCCCTGCAATACGCTAAAGGTATAATCCGATAAGGTAATATAGGTAGGGTATGCGGGGTTAAGCTGATCTAATTGGTTATTGGAAGTTAACAAAGTCCATGCCCCTGAATCTATTTTATAGTAATAGTTAGCCGATCCAAAAACAATGGCCTCAGCGGTTACCGCCAAAGTGATCGTATAGTAATATAATTGCGGTTCTTCGTCTGGTACTAATACCGTTTGTTCTATATCGGGTGACTTATAAGATAACCCCGGCCTATATCCGTTTAGATTAGAATAAGCCGAGTAGGTTGGTTTATGAAAATAAGCATAGCCCACATTAGAAAAACTGCCATCACGGTAAAGAGAAATAGAACTTTCGGACGTGAAATTTGCAACCGGGTAATTAGGAATGTAGACCAATACACGCGGACCTGCATTGTTTAAACTAATCTTCTGAATATAAGCGTATCCGGTGACGTCTGAAATGAAATCACAACCACTGAGAACCCAAGTAGATGTAGCCCGCGTAATCAGGTGATAACCAGAATAAACATTATTCTCATCCTCAATCCTGATACACAATACCGCGTCTTGCGTTATTTCGTTAACGTCAAAGTTAAAGGTCATGTTAAACTGTGCCTTGCCGGGGAAAGATGCGCTGTCTTCTACCGACGTGAATTCAATCTCATCGCCATCCTCTAAAGTATAAAACTCTATAAACGGGGTAGCCCACGCAAGAGGGGTAGTCCCTACATCATCCCGGACAGGAGCGAAAAGGTTGGTATAAATATCCTGCGTTGACCCGTCAAGTTTTTCTGATTCAATATTTAACTCACCAAACAATGCATCCGGGTGGAGGATGTTATAATCAATAATCTCCTGCTCGGGAGCTTCAGGAACTCTTAAATAGTTGTTGTTATATTGATCGTACTGGATTTTATAACTTTGAACATATTCACTCCAATCTTCTGCGTCATCCTTTTTGATCTTGTCGATAACATTCAGATAAAGAGTCTGTGAATATTCATCGAAGAACGGGACACAGCCAAAAGTAAAGCATAGCCATTTGATAATTTCTACCGCTTCAATATCGGGGGCTATGTCCTGAATCCTGACCAATCCTGTAGCCTGATTTGGTTCTGTGGTGATCTGCTCTGTGCCGTTATTGATTGCATACCCCGCGGCGAAATTTACCGCCCTGCCGAAATTATTATATATTTCCGGTCCTTCTGGGGTTATAATGATAGACCTGTAAAACTTATCATCCATCAAAGTTCCAGCAATCTTAATTCCGGCTACCTTGCTGATTTCATTTACAAGGGTGTGGATATAAAGACATGGGAAAAGATTGGTATAGGGATAAGGCGAACGTGCTCCGGTTGACTCGTCTATCACCCTGGCCACCCAATTATACTGATCGAACTTTTGACGTTTAAACATCCAATCAATATGAGGGAAAACAATCCCCTCCGTTGCCCCGCGTCTGGCGTTGGCGTACCCATAATCCCAGATTACACTTAACAGTTTATTTTCTATGTTCTTACAGGTGAACTCTAATGAGCGGAACCAGTTTGCATTACCTGAGATAAAGAATACGTCTAAATCAGTCTCATTATCAGATTCAATGACAATATACCCCCGGGTGAGTACGTTACCATCTTTTACAAAGTTAAACTTGTTCTCTGAAAATATATGGCCTCCGGTTTGCGTCAGCCCATAATATCCTAATGCTTTTCTGTTTTCACTTGTATTTGGAATAGTGAAGGATACGGACAAATCACCCCTAATGGTAAAGTTCCTGAATGAAGCTACCTGCTTTGTTAACAGGATATCTTCACCCGAGTAGCTTAGTTGTTCATTATCATCATTGACAAATACCGTCATAGGGATTGGTTAGGGATTGTATCCGTATAGGTGATGGTGAACTGAATTGAATAAAGTTTATCCTGGTCGGCGTAGATGTTAATTGATTGCGTGTCTACAAGTACCGTCCTGAATACAGGGCTGTTTTCTGTCCCTGTGACCACCTGTACCAATGGGCTTACTTTGATATACTTCAATCCCTGAACCTGCGCTAAGGTAAGGTTCTGTGACCTTACTACTACCGTCTCGCTTGCGGATCTTAAAGTCTCGTATCTTATCGTTTGGTCGTTCCATGAGGTAGGCCAATCCGCAAAGATGTTCTTTTCTGCCGTTTCGGTTTCTTCTATGTCTATGCCATAGTTCTTGATGGCCGTAAATAGCCAGTAGTCCATTCCGCCCAGATAGTTTTTCCACGTCATGTAGAAATCCTGATTAGAACAATCCTGATTTACCGCGATAGTTAATTCCTCGCTCACGCTTGAACCCGTCCACAAGTCTACAATGATTGAATCCTCGGTGCTGGATTTCTGAATCTGATGCCTGTAAACGCCCTCATCGGAAGATGGTAAGGTATCGAATACCGTTGCCAGTAAAGTTGATCCTGAGTAAAGTCTGCGCCTTACCTGCGTGAAGGTTTGAGGGGTAGCACGAAGGAAAGACAGATCAAAATAATACCCGTCAAATATAACCGGCTCGGTCATGGTGGTCAAAAACTTCTGCCCTGTCCCCGTGTATGCACTCATCACACCCCCGTTGCCATTCTTAAACGGAAGCTTGGAGTTTACTGCAATGGCGTAATTTGCTGAATCGGAAGTATATGAATCAAGAAAGTCAGCTAAGGTATAGCCGGTAGCTGAATAGTCGTAACCCTCCGCATATTCAACGTAGAACTCCGTAAATGAGTCTATGTCGTTTGGAAGTGTGGAAAGGCTTAAGTCATTACTAAGGATTTCAATGTCATCCTTAAGTATCTCGTTGATGTTGAACTGAACGATGTTTGAAGAATCCGGAACGGCTTTGATGGTAGTCAGCAACCGGTAAGGCTTGGAAGCGGTTAGCGTGTGACCACCACGAAGACCGGCATAGACTTTAATCGAAGCGTAGTAGTTTGAGTAATAGTATTGAGCCGTCCCAAAAACATTACCACCGTCATATTCCAGGTCAATCGTTACCACTGAATCAGAAAACGCCCAGTAGATTTGATAGATGCCTGAAACGCCATTGACGGTAACTTTAATAAACTCTAATTCCTGAACGCCTGTCTTTAGCGCCCCGGATAAGGTAAGTTTAGTATATCCGTTATCGTTAGTAAACGTGTTTACAGTCCGTGCGGTGTCTGCTGTATTCGTCGGCCACTTGTTGGATGTCAACTTATACATGATCGGCAGGTGGACCGAATTAAAACTGCTTGGCCGTGTTGTTACTGTTAGCGCCATTAAAATGTATTTTTAATCAGACTCGTAAATTTAATCTTATAATCTTTAAGGATAGCCTTTTTGATTTCATCGGCCAGCCTTATAACCTCGCTTGAATAAACATCCCTCCCCCCTCGTTTGTAGGTTTTATCCCCTTCCTTTTGGATGGTTTTAGCTATTGCCCACGCGGCACTTTCAGGCTTTTCCATACCGCGCGCCCTTGCGTATTCCGTCAGGCTTTCGATCATTTCAGGGCTTACACCCTTACTCGTAGGGCTTACCCCTGTTTCAATGGCTGAAGTAAAAGGCCTTGCCTTAATGACTAAGCGTGACACATCGTTCTTTTCTGTTACCTCGGCTTTAACTGAGTTGATTGTTTTGCCGGTGGCACGTACTTGCTCTAAAGATTGTTTAATCTTAGTCACCCCGATCTGGGCATAGGCTTCAAGTATCTTGGTAGCCGCTAACATAAATTAGTCGTGTCGGGTGCGGTCATCGTGAAAGAAAGTATTACCCCCGTCAGGCAGTCGGCGTTCTTTTTAACGAACCTCGGACGGCTGATGCTTGAAATGGTGACAAGTTTATAACCGGTTACCACCTGATTATAATACCTTATGAGCTGTTGTGCCATGTAATCGCAGTCATCCACAAGCGCCTCATATTGTTCTTCGATTGAATCTG